CGTTAGCCAGGATCTTTGCTAGACCCGAGCCAGGTGTGATAACCTCAGCCTGTTCGCTCATGTCACCTCCTTCTCGACCTCTACAGAAGTAACAACGAACTCCAACTGGTTCTCCTGCTTCCGAATGAGCTCTGTGACTCGTCCCGGAATCGGTTCGCCGTCCTCGTCGTGGACGTCCTCTTCAGTCCAGAACTCGAAGTACCCGTGAGCCTTGATTCTGTTCATGTCACCTCCTCCTTAGCCTCCAGAGGTGGGCACGAACGCGATTGTGCCGCTGCCACCTTACCATGTCGATCGCCCATGGGTGGTGACGTTCGTGCCCACGTGCTGGGAGCTAGGCGGTCTTCTCCTCGAGCTCCGCCTCGAGCTTCGCCTGCTTCTCCTCCTCCTTGGCCTTGCGGGCCGCGAGGAAGGTGTTGACCTCGTCGCGTAGGAGGTACGTGTGGTCACACACGCACTTGTGCGACGGGATTGAGCCCTTCCGCACCCAACCGAAGATCACCTGCGGGCGAATCTTCAGCTCCTTCGCGAGAGCCACTGGGGTCACGACACCCTGCTCCGCCATCGTGTTCACCTCCTCCTCGACTAGACCTTGCTTGCTTATAACCCTATTATAACCCATCACGCTGGAAAAGGCAAGCGAGGTCCAGCGTGATTTTTGGCTTAGGCACCGTGCTTATCGCAGACCCACTTCCCGTTCCGTGTACCTGTCGCCCACTCCCCGCACTTCCTGAAGTGGGTCACCTCGTAGATGTACTCGCTGTAGTCCTCGTTGTAGACGTGCTCGTACACCTCCACAGGGGCCTCACACTTGTGCCCTACGTACGGCCTTCTCGATGTCCTCATGGGCATCCCTCCGGCATCACTGTGATCCCGTGCTCGTGCTCGTAGAAGTCCGGACGCTCGCACACTTGCTGCTGCACGATCGTCTCGACGTTCACACACCGCCTCACGTCGGGACGAACCCACCACCTCGCCTCGTCCTCCTGACAACTACGCTTCGCGGCTGCTGTGCCAGGTGCCACCATAGTGGCTGCCAGCAGTACGGCCGCAATCGTCTTCTTCACCTATGTCACCTCCTCTCCTTCACGGAAGCCCAGGAGTGCAAGCTCCTGAGCGACCGTCAAGCTAGGCGGGACGGATGACCACCTCGATGGCCTCGGGGTTGTCGATCTTCGCCGCGTCGTCCTTCGTCACGTACTGGGATTCCTTGCGCCCAGTGTCCGTCTTGCGGACGTACACGAAGGTGTTCTTGGTCTCCCTGTCGTACTTGAACGTCCCCAGGCTGACCTCCACTTATGTCACCTCCTCCCACTCCTTCAGGGTGTCGCTCTCCTCCAGCTCGTCCGAGTGCTTCTGGCACAGCAGAATGACCTCGCCGTCGGGCCCCGTGTGCACCCAGATAGGTGACTCGCGGCAGTCTACCGCGCCGCACCCGCACAGTAGCTCTGTGCGTGTCCAGTCCTTACCCATTACGTCACCTCCTTACATGTTCGCGTGGAGCCTCAGTGCGCTCCACCACTCTATGATGGCGGCCTCGGGATCATCCCCCTCGTACAGCTGTTGGTACGGTCGGAGGCTCTCTCCGATCCCCACCTCGAACGACCCATCCTCGAACTTCAGGAGGGCGATCACCTCCTCGGCGAATCCGAACTCGGCGAACGTCGCCTTCTTGAGTTTACGCTCGCCGACCACGTTCGCCCATGCTCCTCCCTCCAGTTCGTCCGTGGCCGTAACCTCGAAGTCACGAGTGAAGGTCTCGTCGTCTTCTTCCATCACTCCTCCCCCATAATCGTCCAGGCCAGTAGGAAGTCGACGATCACCCCCGCAAGGGCTTCCACGTTGTCGACATCATCTGGCAGGTCAACGCTGCCGTGCTCGTACTCCCTAATGTACTCGAGCGCGCAGTCGTACAACTTCTGGTTCTTACGAGCCGTTCCAGGGTACTTCTGCGCCCAGTGGCGAATCGTGCTGTTCGCCTCCCGAGTCACGGGGTACGGATTGTCCTTGTCCACTGTCCACCCCCTTTCTGTCGAGTACGTCCATGGCGGCCCTCTAGTAGAGGGTCACCAAAGGCCTACTGGTCTTGATCGTATAGTGGGTGTGGAACTTCGACGACTATCATGTCCAGCTGGTACTCCAGTTCCCACAGCGCGAAGTCCTCTTCCTCGGTGAACATCCCTACTCCACCTCCTTGCAGGAGTCGTTGCCACTATAGTGGTCGTCCTCCCAGACGTCGAGGACATCGTCGAGCATGTCCGCCATGAGCGCGTCTACGCTCTCGTAAGGGTTCCCTACGTGGGCGAAGTGCCTCATGAGGTCGTCGAGGCGGTCCCTGTGGGCTGCTTCCCACTTCTCAAGCTCCATGTGTCACCTCCCTATCTGCTCGAAGTGGTACACCTTGGGCTGCCCTAGGTACACCGCGGTGTAACACGCGCTGCACAAGGCCTCGTAGCCGAACCGTCCGAAGTGAGCTTCGTAGATGTACTCGATCTCACGCCCGCACCGGTCGCAGTACTCTACGAGTCTCCAGCTGCCGCTGTGCTCGTACCTGTTCATGTCACTACCCCCTGATATAGCTCACGGGGGCCGTACCTCCCTCCACCTGGGTGGGTCCACCACCGGCCGCTGGTGGCTCCCTCACAGAGTGTCCTGTACGACCCGTCTGTAAAGGTGACCTTGCGGAAGGTTGGCTGCCCAAGGAGGTTGTTCTCTACGACGACCTCCTTCACGCCTGCGGACCCACCCTTGTGGAGGTAGTGACGGTCCAGATGCCTCCTCAACGAATCTTCCATGTTCTCACCCCCTTCCATAACTCGATTCCTCTCCATCATGAATATATTATATCGTATTCCCATACATTCGCCGCAAGGGTTCTGAGCCTAGGAGAATCTAGTACACTACCAAACTTTTTAGGCTACTGCACCAAAGCCTCCTGTGACCTAGGAACCAACTAGGTAGGGAGAGTGACTAGTGACTAGTGACTAGTGACTAGTGACTAGGAGGACACGCCTTATGGACCACGTCAGGAACACTAGGGATAAGACGCCTATCATTATGATATATTAGGAATAGTTATATGTAGTATAATGTGTATGTAGTAGGGGGTTATAGGAGGTATAACTAAGCCTTATTATATATAATTGCCACAAGTTGGTATGACTAGGGATAGTATCCTCAAGTAGTAAGTCGGCCTGTGGGTCAGTAGTGTATCCACCCACCCCGGCCCGTGCCCGGGAGTATTCCTGCTGAAGTATTACCCGTTACCAGGATACTCCCGTACCCAGGCTGTCACCTAGGAAACGAAAGTGAAGGAGTCCCTCTCTCGAGGGACTCCTTCAACCCTAACCCTCTACTTCGAGGCTACCTTTGCTGCGTGCTTCTTCGAGTAACGCTCCACCTCCTCATCGTCGACGACCCAACTTGTGTGTCCACACTCCTTGCACGTCCTCTTCGTCGCCTTGAGATATCCCAACTTAGCGAGCGTGTAGAGGGATTGTGGTGTCACACCATTCGCCTTCGCGAGTGCGTAGACACTCATCATTGTCTATGTCACCTCCTCTCAACTCTCAACCTTCACGTTCAACTTTCACCTTCATTATAGAATGGAATCATAATAAGGTCAATCACACATCGCCGGCCTGGTCCAGATGCCTGGCTCCGAAACCTTCTGCCGCGGAAATCGCGTCCTAGGGTGAATCATGAAACCTTTTGAACTTCTATTGCCCTCCAGAGGAGCTTCCAGCTATACTATAAGTAGACAAGGAGGGCCAGGATGGTAGAAGAAGCAAATACAGGTTCTTTGCCCGAACCCGAACCCGAGAGCCCCTCAGTCGACGATGTCTTCGAGGCAGTCCACGGCTACAAGCCAAGCGAGTCGCCTGAAGAGGCAGCCAAGCAGATGTTCTTGGAGGGCCTCGTTCCCGCAACTCAGACCCTAGTCAACCTTGCCATAAACGGTAACACTGAGAAGGTCCGCCTAGAAGCTTCCCGCTACATCGTGGAGCGGAACCTAGGGAAGCTAGTGGAGCGTCTCCCTATAGGAGACATGTGGGAACAGCTCCTGAAGGAGATTCAGGTCGAGAAGAAAGAGTAGCCGTGATAGGCCACAGCGTGTTCACGCTCGAACGGCCTCCTAAGGTCCACCCCCCAGGGCGCGCTTGCGCTCGCTGCGGAAACAGTCTCTCGAGGTACAACCCTCACAAGACGTGCTGGATCCACACTCCGCCCATGGTTCGGCCTGCCAGACGGTGGCGCCATGGCAGTCGATAAAACGGCCCTGTGGGAGAAGGTAGGATACCACCCGCACCCGAAGCAGGTACTATTCCACAACTCCCTTGCACGCTTCAAGGTTCCCGTCTGCGGAAGGCGCTTCGGCAAGTCGAAGATGGCAGCTGCCGAGCTACTGCCGGAGATGATGGACCTCGAGAAGAAGGGTAATAGGTACTGGATCGTCGGACCTACGTACGACCTGGGCGAGAAGGAGTTCAGGTACTTGTGGGACGACGTCATCATCAAGCTGGGCTTGGGGCCGTATATTCGCCACAAGGCATACAACGTGAAGACCGGCGACATGCACATCCAGATGCCTTGGGGTACACGTGTTGACGTGAAGTCGGCAGATCACCCTGATGGCCTCGTAGGAGAGGGCCTCGCTGGAGTGATTGTTTCCGAGGCAGCGAAGCAGAAGAGGTCTGCGTGGGAGAAGTACCTGCGGCCTGCTCTTGCGGACCTGCATGGGTGGGCGTACTTCCCGAGCACACCCGAGGGGTACAACTGGTACTACGATATATATCGCCTAGGACTTGACGATGACTACCCGGAGTGGGAGTCCTGGAACTTCCCGTCCTGGGAGAACCCGTACGTGTACCCACTAGGCTTCGACGACCCGGAGATCCAGAGCCAGAAGCGGTCCGAAGAGGATCCCTGGTTCTGGCAGGAGATCGGAGCTGACTTCAGGTCGTTCGTGGGCAAGATTTACCCCGAGTGGCACGACGACGTGAACATCCTCAACACGTACGAATATCGCCCGGAGTGGGCGAGCTACATGTTCTTCGACTTCGGCTTCGCGAACCCCTTCGTGGCACTCGACGTGCAGATCGACCCTTCGGACAACATCTACATCTGGAGGGAGTACTATGTCTCGGAGATTCCCATACATCGCCACGCCATGGAGCTTCGTGGGCGTGTCAACCCTGAGGGGTATACGGTACGTTGTGGTTTCGGTGATTCGGCCGACCCGGGAGCCGTCGAAACACTGTCATCCCTTCTCTGTCCGGTGTACGCGGCCCCGGATGCCAAGGATTGGATGCGTGGGATTCAGGAAGTAAAGAAGTTCCTGGCAGATCCGCCACACCTATACGTGCACAAGAGCTGCGTGAACACAATCTTCGAGTTCCAGAACTACCGGATGAAGCAAGCCATGCATGAAGACGTGAACCCAAAGGAAGACTCAAAGAAGTGGTCGGACCACTCGATGGATGCCATTAGATATGGCATCATGCATCTCTACGTGCTTGGGGCGCGATATCACCTTAGAGACGTCATGATGCCTGCCGTCGCTCCCCCGACGTCCTCTGACGACGATTCAAACAGCCTAAACGAGGAGAAAGCGCCTGATCTAGTGGGCGTCGGGGGAAGCGACACTTTCTTCCAGCTTGGAGACGTGTTCAAGCTCACGGGAACCCCGAGGTGGTGAATGCATGGTAGCTTTGCCATGGCGTAAGCGGGAGGACCCTATCGAGCTGCAGGAGGCAGCCCCGAGCACTCGCGAAATCGGTTCCTCGGGGCAAACGCAGTACTCGGCTTTCGGCCTCCCGGAGTACAATGCAGACCTGAGAGGCAATCGAGCCCTCAAGGCCTACGATCAGATGAGACGCTCAGACGCTCAAGTGAGGGCGACCTTGCGTCTCGTCAAAACCCCTATCATCAGCGCACAGTGGTACATGGATCCTGCGTCGGACAACGATCAAGACAAAGAGGTCGCGGACTTTGTCGACTGGAACCTCAATCATCTAAGGCGAACGTTTATCGACTTCCTATGGGAGTCACTCCTGATGCTCGACTTCGGCTCCTACATCTTCGAGAGGGTGTTCGAGAGAGCAATCTGGACACCACCGAAGACGGGTCAGCGTGCTCGGCGCGAGCGCCCTGTGGTGAAGTGGGCTGACTTCGCCCCGCGCCACCCGAGCACGATCGACCATTGGGAGTTCGAGTCGAATGGGTCCCCTAAGGCGGTGTATCACAATCGTATCGACGGCGCGACAGGGAAGTTCGAGCGGCTTCCTATCCCCTACGACAAGACGCTCGTGTTCACTCTTGACAAAGAAGCAGGAGATCCTACAGGCATGTCAGTGCTGCGCTCATCTTACAAGCACTGGTTCTACAAGGAGAACCTATACAAAATCGATGCGATCCAGAAGGAGAGGCACGGAATCGGTATCCCCATCGTCCATCTTCCTATAGGCTTTACCCCAGACGATGTGAAAACGGCCAATGAGCTAGGTGAGAACCTACGTACGAACGAGAAGGCTCACGTCACTCTCCCTCCTGGTTGGAACATCGAGATGCTGGCTATGAACACGAACCTTGTTGATGTTCTCGCTTCCGCAGTTCATCACAACCGGATGATCGCGGCAAACGTTCTAGGACAGTTCCTGGAGCTCGGGATATCTGCACAGGGCTCTAGGGCTCTTGGCGGAGACCTTATCGGACTGTTCTTTAGGTCGTTGCGTTACGTTGCTGATATAATAAGGTCTGAGCTGAACTTGCGTGCTATCCCTGAACTGGTGAGGTACAACTACGCTGGCGTAGAGAACTTCCCTACACTTCGGGTTAGGCGTATCGGTGACACAGCAGACTGGAGAGCTCTTAGTGCGGCGATCCGCAATCTGAAGGAGTCTGGCTTCCTGACCCCGGACGGCGAAACCGAGAAGTGGGTACGCGATCAGATGGACTTCCCTGCGGCTTCGACTGCAGCCCTTGGTAGGCCCGTAGAAGAGAGAGCCGCAGGAAGGTCTAATCCTCGTGTGAACCCAGGAGCAGGCGGGGACAGTTCGGAGCAGGCAGCTAGACAAGGCAACAGAACGGCAGCGAGAGGGGATCGGGTACCACCAGAGGGAAGCCCCATAGGAGGTAGGTAGAAGTGGCAAACTTTGTTTACAACACTGGTAAGGGTAAGGTCGCGAGGTACTGCGACCTGCCAGCGACTGGCGACAAGATCGGGCTGTTGGTGCTCGCGACGTCAGGCATCGAGGCTGACGCGGTCCTCATCGACAAGGCAACAGTCGCAGCTGTTCTCTCGGGTACTACGAACGAAGTGACCAACTCTGGCTATGCTCGCAAGGGTGTCACCGCAGACATCGTGGTCACGATCGACACCGCAAACGACCGGACTGACGTCGATATCACTACTGACCCGACGTGGACTACTGTCGCCGCTGGCGATGGCTTCAACGACGTCGTGATCTACTACGACCCTGACGGTTCCGACACCGACGCGACGAACGTTCCGATGACACAGCACGACTTCGTCGTCGTGCCCGACGGTTCAGACATCACTGCACAGATCGCAACTGCCGGCTTCTTCCGCGCGTCGTAGGGCTGAGGGGGGAGTAAGTGACCCCCGACGAGCGCGCGTCTGCGATAGCAGCTAAGGTCGCTCGCTTCTTCGCGGGCGGAGGTGACTAGGTGACCTACGCCAAACGCCTGCTTGCTTCCGACGGTCTCGACGGCGATACCTTTGGATCTTCCGTTGCCTGTTCCGCCGACGGCTCAGTTGTGGTGGTCGGAGCTTACTGGGGTCCCGAGTGGTATGGACGCGGGGCCGCCTACGTCTACTCCGGTACCAGTTGGGGGACCGAGACCAAGCTCACGGCGTCGGATGGGGCCGATGGCGATTTCTTCGGCATCTCCGTTGCCTGTTCCGCCGACGGCTCAGTTGTGGTGGTCGGAAGCTACGAGGACGGCGCTGGTACCGAACGCGGTGCCGTCTACGTCTACTCCGGTACCAGTTGGGGGACCGAGACCAAGCTCACGGCGTCGGACGCTGCAAACTCTGACCACTTCGGTGACGCAGTCGCCTGCTCCGATGATGGCTCTGTGGTGGTCGTTGGGGCCCTGAGCGAAGACGGCGCTGGTACCAACCGTGGTGCCGTCTACGTCTACTCCGGGACCAGTT